CCCAGCACCGCCGCCAGGACCATGCGCCCCGCGGGGCCCGCCATGGCGGCCTTCCCGGCGACGATCACGATCGTGAGGCCCGCCGCCATGGCCACGAGGGCGACGGCGATGGACTTCGCGTTCATGTTGCCGATGGTCTGCATCGACTTCGCGAGGATCAGGATCCCGGCTGCCGCCAGGGCGAGCGAGGCGCCTCCCATAATATCGTCGTCGATCGACTCCATAGCCGCCGAAAGACCGCCGAGAACGGCGTTGATCGCGACGACGGCGAGCAGGAGACTCGGCCAGGGGATCTCGGCCAGCATCTGCATGGTCTTGCCGATGGCGAGCAGCGCCACGGCCGAGGCGAGCATGGGGCCCGTGTTGACCGGCGTGGCGGTGGACGGCATGCTCTGCATCTGCCCCATGAATCTCATGAGGAGCCCGGCGACGATGGTTCCCTTGGCCAGGGTCCCCAGGTCCATGCTTCCGAGCTTCTGGACGGCCAGAGCCGCGAGATACAGACTGAGCGCCGTGGTGATGATGGTTCCGCCCTTGATCGACTGCGAGACGGCGGCGGTGTCGCCGGACACAATAGCGTTTCCACCGCTCTTCGACGCGAGGTTCCCCATGAACTCCATGAGGTACTTCGAGACCAGCGTCCCCTTGATCAGCGTCGGGATGTCGATCGAGCCGAGCTTGGCGACCGCGGACGCGGCGAGCCAGAGACCCGCTGCGATGCCGATGACCGCCGTCGACTTGAACCCCGTCAGGTTGATCTTGTCCATCGACGTGAGAGTCGTGGTCATCATCTTCGACAGGTAGGACAGCGCGACACCGGCCTGGATCAGCTGAACGGTGTCGATCTTGGCCAACTTGCTGACGGCGATCCCCATCAGAACCATGCCGCCCGCCACGAGGAGGAGCGCGGCCCCGACCATGGTCATCTTGCCGCCGGTCGCCTCGAGCTTGTCCAGGGCCTTCATGACGGAGATCAGCGTGTAGACGATGGACGCCATCGCGGTGATTCCGTCGGTGAGATCCTCCGTGTCGACGTTCGACAGGACCCAGAGCGCCGCTGCGAGAACGGCGATGGCCGCGGCGATCGTGAGGAACGACCGGGCCTTGATGTTCTGGGCGGCGGCATCGGCCACGCCCGTGAACGACTTGAGAACGCTCGAGAACGCCTCCAGAGGTTCGGTCGCCGTCTTGAACGCCTGGGCGAACTTGTAGATGCTGGCCGTCAAACCGCCCGCGATGAGCAGGTTGAGCAGACGAACGATCCCCAGCTCGCCCTCGTCGATGGTGAAGGCGCCCTTGATGGCGCTGCCGATGTGGCCGAACGCCGTCTTGAGCCCCGCCCACACCTTGTCCAGGACGTTCTTGATCGGGCCCCAGTTCCGGACGGCGAAGTCCTTGATCGCGGTCCAGAACTCCTCCCATTTTGACTTGGCAGCCTCGGTCGCCGTCGTCGCGGAAGCGGCAACTGTCGCAGAAGCCGACTCGGCTGCGGCTCTGGCTCCCGAAGTGTCGACGGAGGGCATCGACACAGTTCCTGCCTTGGCCTTGAGCTTGGACGTTAGCGAGTCGACGCCGGACTTGATCTTATCGAGCCCCGCGGTGATGTTGTCGCCGAAGGCCTCCTTGACGCCCGCCGCGAACGAGCGGACCTCGAGATAGGCGTTGTGCAGGGCCTCGGCGACGGAGCGGGCCTTCTCGCCGAACGGGGTGAGACCCGACAGCAGATCGGCCCGATTCCCGAACACCTCGGCGAAGACATGGCCGAGCTCGGTCAGCTTCGCCTTGAGCGTCTCGAACTTGGCGGAGAGGTTCGCCTTCGCCTGCTCGCCGAGGGACTTGAGCGACTCCCCGGCGTCCTTCAGACGAGGACTGAACCAGTCCTTGATCGACTGCCCGACGTTGTGCATCGACTCCTTGATCGAGTCGAGCTTCTCCGTAAGGCGAGTTCCCACGGCCTCTCGGAATCGGGTGATCGCGTCTCCGGCGGAGTGGAACCCGTTCGTGAGATGCTCGCTGACCCAGTCGCTGATGACCTTGAGCTTCGGATTGAGCCAGTCGATCAGCTTCCCGACCGGATCGAGCGCCGTGAGCCACTTGTTCAGGGCGATCGGGCCCTTGGCGATGGCCGCGGTGAATGACAGCACACCGTTCGTGCCGGCGCCGGTGAAGATGCCGACGAGTGTGAGGATCTTGTCGCCGATCCAGCTCGCCAGCTTGAACAGCTGGGTGAACGGGATGGTGACGATGTGGACGATGCTCCACAAACCGGCGAAGGTCTGCCGGAGCTTCTCAGTCGCCTCGTCGCTAAGGACGAACGCGGCGGTCACCTTCTCGAGGAGATGGGCGAACGTCGCGAGGGCCTTGGCCGGGGAGCCCGCGAAGGCCTCCTTGAAGCCGCCGACGAATGCGCTGACGGGCTTGGCGATGATGTTGAACAGGTTCCCGATCGTGTTGAGGATCGAGGTCCTACCGCCAAGTTCGACGAACTCCGCCGTAACGGCGGCCATGCTGTTGAAGAACCCGTCGATCGGGGCCTTGATCGTGTTACCGACAGCGGTCCACAAAGCCTTTGACTCGTTGAGGTCGCCAACCATGGTGCGCCAGAACGAGGCCCATCCGGAACCGAGCGATTCCTGGACGCCCTGAACAACCTGCGAGAATGTCTTGTACTCGGTCGCCGCCGACTTCGCCATCGCCGCGTACTGCTGAATATCGACGATCTGCTCGTCGGTGTAACCGAGCGATCGGAGCTGCTCGTCGGATAGATCGCCGGTGAGCTGGGTCAGCGTCTCGATCATGATCTCGGACGTGAGCCAGTTCTCGCGAAGCGATTCTCGGAACGAGCCGTTCTTCTCGATCAGAGCGTCGACGTTCGTGCCGTACGTGGCCGCGGTGCGCTTGAGGGCCTCCTGGAACGCCTGGCCGCCCATGGAGGCGTTCTCGATCGACATCCAGTCCTGTAGGCGAACCGTGCCGGTTGCGAGCGCCTGCGACATCTGCTGCATGGCGTGAGCGGCCTGGTTGGCGTCCGCGCCCATGACCGCCGCAAGGTTGGACATACCCTTGATGGCGGCCACCGAGTCCTTCAGACCGACACCGGCGGCGGTGAACCGTCCGATGTTGGTCGTCATCTCGGTGAAATTGTAGATGGTGTCGTCGGCGTACTTGTTCAGCTCGTCCAGAGCGGCGGTGACGGTGTTGATGTCCTCGCCCTTGGAAGCCGTGTTCGCCAGAATGGTCTGGGTCGCATTGAGCTGGAGCTCGTACTCCTTGAAGCCGTCGATGATCGGGTCGAGAGTGAACGACTTGACCATCGAGGCGGCCTGGGAGATGACGTTGCTCGCCAGGTTGCCGATCGCGACGGACGCGGCGTTCGCCATGATGCTGAACCGCGTTCCGACGTTCTCGGCGGACACCCCGAGGGACTCGAGGTCGATGCTCTTCACGGCGGAGCTGATCTGGTTCAGCCCGTTCGCCGAGATGTTCTTGTTCAGCCCCGTGTCCAGCTGCCTCAGGCCGTCGAGCGACGACTTGATCCCGCTGAGGAACTGATCAGCCTTGAACTTGAGCGAGACCACCCGCTCCTCGACCTTAGCCATTCGTCACCGTCCTCCATACGCCCTCGGCGATCTCGTCCATGATCGGCTTGATCGCCGGATTGATGTAGTCGCGGCCCTGAACCCAGCCCCCTGTTCCGGTGACGTGACCGTACTGGAGGACGATGGCGATCGGAGTTCCGCGAACGATGTTGCTGTTGTTCCAGGAGAGGACCCAGTTGTCGCCCTTCTGGGACACGGTGTAGGACCAGGACGAGGCCGTCTTCCCGGTCCCGACAGGAGTGCTCGAGGCGAGCGCCTTGACTCCCTTCAGACCATAACGTCTGAGCTGCTGCTCGATCGACATGCGACCGATCCGTTGCAGCCAGGTCGTGGTCTGAGAGTAGTTGCCGCTCGCCTCGAGCGTGATGCCTCCCATTTTGAAGTCAGACGGCCTTGGCCAGGCCGCCCGATCCGTGCCAGGAGTTGTTCAGGGTCTTCTGAACCTTGGTGACGGTGTCGACGCCCAGGATGCCGTCCTCCTCGAGGAGGCTGTCGTCACCGGGGATGTCCGACATGTTCCAGAAGTGTTGGAAGCACTTCCACGTCTTCTCGCCGTCGACGCCGTCGACGGCGAGCATGTAGGCGCCGGTGAGCTTGTTGATCTCATAGGCGTCGAGTGCCCAGTTGAGGAACGTCTGGAACCGCTTGCAGGCCTCCTCCCACGACGCCTGGTTGGTGAGACCCATGACGCGGCGGAAGCGACCGCCCGTCTGAGCCCCCCAGACGCCGTCCTCGTCGGTCCACCAAGATGGCTTGGTCTCGGGCTCGGGAGACGAGTCCGCGCTGTCCCACGCCGGTCGGATGACGTAGGCGATTCCGTAGGACCTCTGCCTCCGCCAGACGCCGTTGCCCGCGGACTGAGAGCCGTAGGCGCCGGAAGAGGTGTTGCCCTCGATGGTCTGAAGAACGCCTCCGCCGAGGTTCGCCTCGACGATGCCGACATGGTCGGTCGCAGCGGTGTCGGGATCCCAGTCGAAGATGACGACGTCGCCCGGCTCTGCGTCCGCGATGGACACGAAGTACGCATCCGGATGCGCCCGGATGTGCGAGAGCGTGACGTCGGTGTTGTAAGAGAACCCGCCGATGGCGTCGATCAGGCCCGCCTCGTCGAAGCACATGCTGACGAACAGCATGCACCACCAGATCGAGGTGCTCGGACCGGCGAGCCACGCCTGCCCGGTCTTACGGGCCCAGTACCGACCGGCCTCCGAGCCCGGCTCCGGGTCGTCGGGGGCGTAGTATCCGATTCGCTTGGCGGCGTGATAGAGAACGTCTGCGGGGCCGCTCACTTGAGAACCTCCGGAGTCTGAGAGATGTCGTCCGCCCGATCCTCGAAGGGATCCTTCTTGGACGGGGTGAGAGTCGTCTCCTGTCGGTCAACAGGGTCTGACATGATTACCTCCTATTTTGAACTCAGGGGATGACGCTCTCGACACTGATCGTCCCGGTCCCGCTGATGGTCTTGGCCTGCGGGGGGATGCTGGTGTCGAGGAACTCGAACAGGTGGATACCGGCCTCGAGCTGGATCTGCGGAGTCGTCTTGTTCAGAACGAGGCCGGGCTTGAGCAGGTCCTCCTTCGAGACGATCGCCGGACGAACGACGATGTCGCCCTTGAACTTGTTCCCGTAATTGACTGTGGTGGCCATCGGTCCTCCTATACCTGGATGGTCTTGATGTTCTTGACGCCGGAGGCGATGGTCCCCGTGGCGCCGAGCGCAGCCGCATGGTCGACCTGGTTGCTCCACCCCGTGATGTGCGACACGATGGGTTTTCCGGCCTTCTTCAGCTCGTCGTAGGTCTCCTTGGTCGCGTTCCACGTGACCGACAGCACATCGAGGTGTTCACCGGCGGCGAACGATTTCCACCAAGGAGACGTCTTGCTCGACTCGTAGGCGTAGCCCCACGCCGCGAAACCCCGTTCGCGAGCCGCATCGAACAGCGTCGTGTTGTCCCCGAAGAACTTGACGATGATCCGCCCCTTGTACGGGTCGAGGATCTCGAAGAACTCGGAGCGGAGATGGTGATTGTTCTTCGGGTCGAAGACGATCACGGTGCTCTTCCCGTAAGTCTCGAGCAGCCAGTCGAGTCGGCACGGCATCTTGTCCGGGAGGGCCGCCATCGCCTCCTGGACCTCCGCCCACGTCATCGTCGAGGTGCTCTTGTCCGGGCCACCGATGGACTTGAGGTTGTTGTCGTGGTTGGCGAACCAAACGCCGTCGGACGTCCTAGCGCAGGAGATCTCGACGGCGTCCACTGCGTAAGCCATGGAATCCGTGTACGCCTGTTGCGTGCTCTCGTTCCATCCGAGTGAACCGCCCCGATGGGCGACCACGAAGTTCGGAGTCCTGAGCAGGGCGTCGACGGAATCGGCTCCACGGGGCATGACGCCGACGCGAACGGCCGGGATCTCGTTGTCATTCTCGTAGACGGAGACGCGCGCGGGAACCTCGACCCCGTTCTGGTACCACGATGCGCCGGGCGTCGGCGTGAATGCGACCTTGGCGGTGAACGAGCACCATGCGGCCGGAGTCTGCCCGTCCCCCATGTTGCCAGGGGGCGCGGAAGTGACTCCAAGACGAATCGAGGACCACGAACGGGCCGTCGACACGGTGTCCAGGCCGTCGTACAGAATATCGCCGGTGACGGTCCACTCCATGGCCTTGTTGGACATGGGGCCGTGCGACTGCGACGCGATGTACGTATCCTCGACTATGGCCGGGAGCGGAATCTGCCATGCCGTAGGGGTGATCTCGAGCGATCCCTCGAACACGACCAGCACGGCGTTCTGCCGGGCGGTCCACCCGATGTCAACGTTCCACCATGCGATGCCGGCCGTCTGCGACGGGTCCGTCACCTCGCGATGGGCGATGTAGCCGGACCGATTCGTCCCCGGAATCGGGGACGCCGCGGTTCCCTCCCAGCCGTCGGGAGCCTTGTACGGGGATGCGGGGGCCGTGAGCTGAGCCGAGGCGATGAGAACGGCGGTATCGCCCGTCTGCGACACGACGGTCAGCAGTGCTCCCGTCCCGTTCGCAGCACTGGCATGGGCGATACCCCGGATCTTGGCGCTCATGCCACCCGGACGATCAGTGTACCGGACGGTGTGCCCGCCGGAACCGGATCGCCGACACGGAGCTTGAGGAACGAGCCCGGGCCCGCGGGTCCTCCGCCGCCGGTGCCCTCGCCGACCAGATCGTCGGGAGTGATCTCGCCGGCGATCTTGCGGAGCTCGAGATCGAACTGGCCGCCGACGGACTCGACGTTGTAGAACCCGTCGGGCAACGTGAAGTCGACATGTGTTCGCGGGGGGATGAGCCAGCGCTCGGCCCCCGTCTTGTGGGGCTCGTCGGCGAGTGGCGTCAGCACCAGAGCGGTGTTGGCCGCCTCGAGACTGCCCTTGATCTTAGCCATGGTTTCTCCTTGCGGCGCGGCGCTGGGCGTTGAGACGGTTCCGCTCCGCGATCCAGTCGTTCTGGTTCATCTTGCTGGGTTTCGGGTCCTGCTGGATCTGGCAGACCCTGATGAGTTTGAGGAGCCGACTCAGATGCCACGTCTCCGCCGGCTGGAACGGGATCTGACACCCGACCATCCAGCCGTAGATGAGTTCCGACGTGACGAACTGAGTCGAGCCGGTGTTCTGCCGCCGATCCGTGATGGTCGTGGCCGTGCGCTCCTCCTTGATGTAGGCGGCGATGGCGTCGAAGTCGGCCTTCCTGAACCGGGCCAGCGTGACGTCGTCGATGGGGGTCTCGGACATGCATCTCACGTAGGAGATGATCTTCTCAGGCGGAAGCCCGTCCCTGCCCAGAAAGTGCTCGTGCCAGATCGACTCCCATTTTGACAGTGAGACCAGGGAATGCTCCAGCGACAGCTCGACCTCGGGCAAGTCAATGAAGGTCTCCGCCGAAGAGTCCCATCCCTCCTCGGCGGGCAGTATCAGCCGGAGCATTCCCTGGTGGTCTTTCTACTGAGCCGCGGCCTTGAGGACCGGCAGCAGCTCGGCGGGGAGGAGCAGCTCGGCGGGAGTCGAGTCGGTCCCGTGCAGGATCTCGAGCAGCTTCTTCAGGACCTTCGGGTTCTCGTACCGGGAGTCGAAGTACAGGTACGAAGAGGCCTTCTTACCCGGCACGGGCACCGGAGTGCCGCTGAACGACCAGCTGAACTCCTTGAGGGAGGGCGAGTCGTTGATGGTGGCGTTCTCCTGAGATGACGGACTGGCCAGGCAGCCGTACGCCAGGTGCACGCGGTAGCCGAACGCGGTGCCCTTGTCGTCGTTGACGATCGTGGTGACCCACGAGAAGCCGAACGGGATGCGGTCCTGACCGGTGACGAACGAGCCCTTGAGAGTCTCGTCGAACAGCGCCGTGCCGTCGCACTCCGCGAACTCCGGCGGGAACTGGAACGCCTTGATGGTTCCCTTGAAGTTCTCGGCCGACATCAGCGTGAGATACTTCTGGTCGTCGGCGTAGTTGTCGTTCGCCTCCCCGCCCTCGGGCTCGGTGGAGACGCCGGTGAGACCGTCCCAAGCGGCCGCGTTCTTGTACTTGCCGCTGGCGTCCTTGCGGTAGATGACGCCCTGCTTGGTGCCGGTCTCGCCGTAGCGCTTTCCGGACTCATCCCACTTGAGAGCGGGCATGGTTACCTCCTAGTAGTAGATCGTGACCACATCGTGCTGGAGTCGGTCGACGATGTAGCGCGTCTTGAAGTTCGCCATGGGCAGCTCCATGAGGCGGTCCACGACGGGGTTCGACGGTTCCTGGGACACGACCGACACCTGCCACTCCCTGGTGGAGACGTACGGGCGGTCGTCGGCGTACTGCACGTCGTAGTCGACCCGCTCGTAGATGATGGCCGGAAACCGCAGAGCCAGATTCTCGGGGGGCTGGTGATAGACGTTCTCGCTTCCGAGGATCGACACCAGCAGACGATGCAGCTCGAGGCGCCTCTCTTCGGCGGACACGTCTCACCTCCCATTTTGAACGTTGTAGAGCTCGCCGAGCGTGAGCACGATCCGCGGGCGCTTGAAGTCGGCGTAGGAGATCGTCCACAGCGCTCCGGCCCACTGGCACCATCGCATGGCGAACAGGTGCTCGAAGGCGTAGGCGTCCCCGACGATCGAGATGACGGTGTTCGTCTTGAGGACGCCGTTGACCGTCTCCGTATCCCTGAATCTGCGGGACGCGGTCGTGACCGTCCCCCGGTACCGTCGAGGAGTGATGATCTCCTTCCAGATACCGGGGGACGTCTCACGTGTTTCGGCGAAGCCGATCTCGCCGTGGTAGCGCATCCTACTTGAGGATGGGCAGCTGCGGGTCGGAGGACTTCTTCGGGTCGGCCACCATGACACCGGTGAGCGGAGCGGGAGCGCCGGTCAGGAGGATCGCGGTCCCCGGAGCGCTCAGACCACCGGACAGACGGGTCTCCAGAAGGGCCTTCTTCTGGTTCACGTCGATGTCGAAGGCCTCGAACTGGGTCAGCTGTCCGCCATTGTCGGTGCCGCTCCAGTAATCGGACGGGTGGAAGATGACGCCGAAGATGTCGCGCGTACCGGCCTCGGTGGTGGTCTTGGCGTTGCGCAGGTACGGCACGGTGACGAAGCCGGACAGGCCCATCTTGTCCGCCAGCTCGGCCTTGGACGAGTACAGCGGACGGCCGTTCTTGTCCTTGGCGTGGAGCATGCGCGCGATGGTCTGAGAGGCGCCGTAGAAGTACGGCATGTTGTCACCGAGGTAGGCGTCCATGATCAGGGACACCTCCTCCACCGCCGACGAGTCCTCCAGCTTGAGGCTGGCGTCGCTCATCTTGAAGCGGCGGGTGTACCAGTCGTCATCCGAGACGATCGGGCGGATCCGGGTCTCCGGGATCTTGTCCGGAGAGGTGGCCGCGCGGCCGTCGCCGAGGAGCATGGCGCGCGCGAGCTCCTCGTTCATCTTCCGGCGGAGCAGAGCCCACAGATAGGTCCAGACCTGGAAGTTCTGAACGGTCGAGAGGTCGATCTCGGTGTCCCTGTCCAGACGGGTCTTGACGTAGACGGTGTGCGGGCCGGTCTCGCGCTGGTTCAGCTCAGTGACGATGTCCAGCTTACGGGATCCCGTGATGTAACCCCGAGCTCGAAGCTCGTCAGCGGTGAGATCGGCGTAACGGGTCTTGAAGCGGGCGTAGGGCAGCTTCCGGATACCATTGAGCAGCTGAGTGACCCAGGTCTGATCGCGGTCGAGCTGCTTGATCTCGCCGGTGACCTGAGCCTCCGGGAAGAGCACCTCGGGCGACCTCAGACCATAGGTCTCGGCGTGCGCCAGATAGGCCTTCTGGAACGAGCCCATGGACAGGATGTCGTGCCCGATGGCCTCCCTCGCGGCGTCGATGTCGACGTCGCTCTTGAGGGTGGCGGTGCCTCCCTCGAAGACGTTGTGCGCCACGTCTTCCTCCTTCTTGTCGTTGTCGTCGGAGTCGTCCTCTCCGGCCTTCTTGAGGGCGGCCTCGACGATGACGCCGACGGCCTCCTTCTGCTTGTCGGAGAAGTCGTTCCAGATGTCCTCCACCGTCTCCTCATCGTCCTCTTCGGAATCCCCGTCATCGGAAGAGTCCGAACCGCCGTCATCAGCGTGCGACAGAGTATCGCCGAAGACGGCCACGAAGGCCTCCGCGTCCTCAAGATCCCCATAGCTGTGCTGAATATACATCTCGTCGATCTTCGCCTCGGGGTTGGCCCCCTTGAGGACGAGCGAGATCTCGGCGAGATCGGCGTGGGTGACGACCGTGCCGTTCTTCTCGACGCCGGTGGCGAAGACGGACAGACTGTTGAGCGTCCCGTGCTCCACCTTGGTGCGGGCGGAACGCCCCTCGGGAGTGTCGTCGAAGAAGATGTCGGCGCGCACCCCCTCGGGCATGTCCTTGACGAGGGCGTGGCCGAGAACGTTGCTGATCGACTGATGGTTGTGCTGGAAGACGACGGGCACCTGGCCACCATCGTTTCGTGCGAAGGCGCCGGGGGCCAGAGTGAGGCCGTCCGCGCAGGTGACGTTGTACCTCGTCGCCCACCCGGAGACGTCGGGCTTCCGCTTACCTCCCATTATGACTCCTCTCTCGGGTCGGCGTAGGGCCGGGCCACGGAGGGTCGGGCCGCCGACGTCTGATTGTTTATGTTGGCGTTGACGAGCTCGTCAGCGCGGGGATCGTCGGACATGACCAATCCGAGCTTGTCGCGGACCTCGTTCGAGGACATGATCTCGGCGGAGGTGAACGCCTGAGCGAGATCGCCCAACTGCCCCATGGGGACGAGCCTGAACGGATCTCTGAACCAGGCGATTCGCTGGCCCTGAGAGCGAGCGGTCCTGCCGAGGAAGGTCCCGGTCATCGCCTTGACGATCTCGTCGAGGATGGGGTTCACGGTCCGGTTGTAGTACGTGAGCATCTGAAGCTCCGTGGCCTTGCCCATGAACACCTCCTCGCCGACGCCGAGGGACGAGTAGACCTGGTTGGTGAGCCAGGTCACCTGGTCCATCAGGTTGTTCGTCGACGCGCGGTTCAGCTGGATGACCTGTCCACCCGGGTCGAGGAACGCGAACCCGTACTTGCTGTTCTCCATCTGCTGCTCGAGCTCCTGCTGACGGAGCCTGGCGCGCTTGAAGCGCATCTCGGAATTCACGACGTACGGGAGCTGGATCAGGACGTCGAGCTTGCCCGAGCCGGACTGCTTGTCGATCGCGTCCAGGATCGCCAGCTTGTTGATGAGCCGCTGGAGATCCGAGTTCGGCCGGTTCATCACCTCGTACAGGGGGTTGTTGACGATCGCCACAACCTCCTTGGGAAGGATGATCCTCTTCCGATCTCCCGATCGGTCGTCGTAGATGTCGAGCTCCACGTGCCGGGGGAACCACTGCGTGATCCTCCCGACCCGGAGGGAATCCACCTCGTACGAGTCGGTGGTCGTCGGATCGGCCGAGGTGTCCACGGCGACGATCGCAGCGGAGCCCTCCTCGAACATTGTCCAGACGAGCTCCTGAACCAGACGGTCCCATGTCTGGTCGATGTTCGCGTACAGCGAAAGCCTCTCGGCGAGACGAGACGTCTTGTCGCTGACGTACGACCCGGACTCGTTCACCTTGACGTGCTTGAACGCGACGCTCGCGACGTCGAGTGCGATCTGGTTGTACAGCTTCGCGACGATCGAGTCCTTCGAGACCGCACTGGGCCAGAAGAACTTCGAGGATCCTTGAGAGACGGAGCCGCCGACATCGTCGGGAGTCCTCCCCTCCAGTTTGAAGGCGGACCAGGCCCGCCTGATACGGTCAGAGATGGCCATGAGCCTCCTTCACTCGAACAGCTCGCGGTGGTTCTTGTACGCCACGTAGGCGTCCATGAGCGCCGCCACGGCGTCGATCTTCTGGTCCCGCCGTTTCTTGTACAGCTTCCGGTTGCCGTTCGTGTCCTCGAGTGTGATGCAGTTCCCCATCGCCCAGCTGAACAGGTCCTGGTCGAACAGGAGCCGACGGTCGGTGGCGAGGATCTTGATCTCGCCGAGGGGAACGGACTCGGTGCGCGCGCCCTGGATCACCTTCTCGATCCCGTAAGGGCCGTTGTCGGTCTCCCAGCGCTTGATGAAGTCCTTGGCATTGTACGGGTCGTACCCGACGGACACGACGTCGTACTCGTTCTCCTCGATGAACTTCCATAGGTCCTCGTAGACGTCCATCATGTCGAGGACGGCGCCCTCGAGGACCTGAAGTCCCCCCTCCTCGATGAACGTGTCGTACTTCAGCCGCATGGCGGCCGGAAGGAGCGACAGCGTCCTCGAGGAGATATAGCAGTGCGTCTTGACACCGAACGTCCCGTTCTTGTTGGGGAACAGGAACGTGAAGGCGCAGAAGTCGTCGCCCTGCGAGAGGTCGGCGCCCATAGCGCACTGCATCCGCCAGTACTCCTTACGACGGTGCGGGAGCGTCTCCTCGTAGGTGAAGTAGTACGTGTACCCCTCCATGGGAATGCCGAACCTCTTCGCGAGAATATCGTTCCGCAGAGCCGGATTGGCCTCGGCCCTGGCGACGGCTCGCTCATAGGTCTCGTAGGAGACGGTGATCCCGATGTTGGGGTTCGCCTTCATCCAGGTCGCCGGGTCCGAGACCTCCTTGATGTCGTCAAGGCGGTAGTAGAATATGGAGGTGTGGGGATCCTCCTCCTCGCCGCGCAGGATGCGCATCAACTCCATCTTCTTGGTGTCGCCGACGCCGTTCCGGACGGTGCCCTCGGACGAGGTGGCCACGATGAGCCATCCCTCGACCTTGGACGCCCCCTGCTCGAGAGCCTCGACCACGTCCTCGCGCGTGTCGCCCGACAACCACTCGTCCACGGTGCAGACCTTTGGCCGGAGCGACTGGAGCTTGTCGATCGTCATGGGACGGATCTCGAGGATGCTGTTGGTCAGGAAGTTCTGGATCCCCTTCTTGGTGGGGGAGAGGAGCTTCCTGTCCGCGGGCCTTCCCGAGGTCGCCATGATCGAGCCGGCGGTGAGGAACTTGTACAGGGGGCCGCGAGCGCGGGTGATCGCCGTGGCGATCGGGGACATGACCTCCTCGGCGAGCTTCATCGTCGGGGCGGTCGTGATCTGATGGGTGGTGGACGTGTCGATGTTCAGGAAGTAGTTCTGAATCACCGACGCGTACATGCTCTTCGCGGCTCCACGAGCGACGATGAGGTACTGCTTGTCGATCAGGCGCTTGAGGACGCGGCGCTGCTCGAAGTGCCCACCCGGTCCATCGCCGTCCTTGACGTAAACGGATCGGGTGGTGTAGTAGTACCATCCGAAGACCTGCTCGCCCCACAGCTTGAACGAGTCGAGCAGGACCAGCGGATCGCCGTCGGTGAGCGTCAACTCGGCCTCGCAGTAGCGGATCCAGCCCTCAACGGCCTCGTCGTCGTACCAGATGTTCCGGTCGGCGACCAGGGCGTCAATACGGTTCATCTCCATCGAGATCTCACGGCATACCGGTATCTCCCCGCGGAGGACCTTGTTCCGGAACTCGGCGTAGTAGCGCGGTACGGCCGTGTTGGAGAGCATCAGTCGATCTCTCCCAGAATATCGACGACGATGCCGTCCAGACCCTCGTGGCCGAACCCGAACCGGCGCTTCTTGCGCTTCCCGGTGGAGCCCGGACGACCCTGCTCAGCACCGCGGCCCTTGCGGTCGGTGCTCGACGTGTCGTTGTCGTACGAATGGCCCGAACCTGAATGCCCGGGGCGGCCCTGAGTAGCGATCGGCTTGCGGGGAAGAGATGCTACGGGCGTCGACCCTGACGAGCTGGGGTTCACTGTTGCGTCCGGAACCCGAACCGGAGGAGGCTGCGAAGAACCGGAGGTCTTCTTGCGCCGACGGAACGGATTTCCGCCGCCCTCGCGCCCTCCTCCGCGACCGGAACCGCCCATGGGAGGCGGCGGGAAACTCCCGGACGGCTTTGGGCGCGGCCTCGGAGGCCACTCGGGCAGAGTGTTGTCATCCGGAGTGTCGAAGCGCGTCTTCCCGCGCTGGTTAGGCGGCTTGCCGCCTCCACCTGAGGGCTTCTTAGGGCCACCATCCCCTCCTGGAGACTTCTCGGACCCACTGTCATCACCTCCGCCCTTCTTCTGATCGCCCTTAAGCCCCTTGAGGACTTTCTCGGCGACCTCATCGGTCTTGGACTTCTTGGGCGCTTCCCGAAGAGCCGGGGGGAGCACGTTGTTGAGGACGTTAGTGAGAGCGCCGGTGAGAACCTTCTTGCCGGCGGCCTCAGCGGAGCCGTAGACGATGTTCTCGACGACTTGACGTCCCCGGCTCTTCTCCTTGGGCGGAGGGGCCGTGAGCTGGGCGTACTCCCGCTGGAGCTTGATGCGGTTGATGGCGTTCCGGAGCTCGGTGTCGCTCATCGCATGCATTCCCATGCTCTGGCGATGCTCCGTCGAGGTTCCCTCCCCCTCGCCCTTCGGCTTGCGCTTTGAGGGCGGAGTCGAACCCCGTGTCGTGGCCTTGCGGACGCCCCATTTCATGCCCTTGACGCCGAAGTGGGCGATAGTGCGGGTCATTGGACCTCCAGAGAATATGACAGACGCACCTTCGCCTCCTCGAGGATCTTCTCGAGGGCCGAGGTGACGAAGGAGTACTGAGACGGGTCGAACGTCAACCGGCAGTGCAGCGACACTATCTCGCGGATGTTGTCCAGGTGGGTTCCGATGTACAGGTTCTCCCACTCGAGCGAGTCGTCGACCACCCTGGGCTCGACAGGGAGCCCGATCTGCTGCACGATGGCCAGAGCCGCATTGATGTGGAGGCACAGCTCGGTGTCGAACGTCCGGTCCTCCGGATCGACGCCCAGAGTGTGCTTCACGTCCCTGAGGATCGAGCTCATGTCACCTCCAGGGTGTCGTGTCCCCCGGAGCGCGCTCGATCACGGGCTGGGGGAGTAGATCGAACGACCCGTAGTGGATCGCGTTGTGCGTGTTGTGCGAGACGGTGATCAGGAACTCCGGATCGAGGATCGCGGGGTCGCCCGACAGAATATCCTCCTCGACGAGGGGGTTCATGTGGTGGACGATGGCGCCCGGACCGGCCGGATAGCCTTCGAAGCCCATATCGAACCCGAGGTCGCGGGCTATGACGTGACGACGCGCCTTCTTCCACGCCTTGGACTGGTAGAAGGCCTGGTTCACGCGACGGGCGAAGCCGAAGGTCTCGCGGCCGGGAGTTCCGAGGAGTTTCAAGTAGTCGAACCGCTCCTCGTAGGTCCTGAGGCGGGACAGTTCGCTGTAGGTCCTAATCATCTGTGCTCGCCGTGCTCCTGTAGCCGGCGAAGGCCTTCAGGGCCTGCTCGAACAGCTCGTCGGTCCGGGCCTGGGACTCCAGGGCCTTGGCCTTGGCCTTCAGCATCTCGTTCTCGGCCTTGAGCTTCTCCATCTCAAGCTTGGACCGCTCGGATCCGAGCCTCACGAAGTGCAGAATAACGCCCGGCGGAGCCTCTCCGGACTCCATGAGCTTCTGTGCCTCGCCCATTGCCAGGGAGATCAGCTTGTTCTCATAGGCCTCGTCCGAGGATGGAGGCGTCATGGGCATGATGCGCTCCTTTCTCGGGAGGTTTTCGAGGAGTTTGTGGCCGCACCGACAGACCCGGAGAACACCCGCGTGAAAGGAACAAAACACGGATTGCCGATGCGGCCGCAGACCCCTCGAAAATATCCCTCCGGGGGTATTCGGTAGGGGGCGGCGATGCAGCGGGGGGTGGCCTTTTCGCCGGACCTCCCCC